GTGTTCAGAGAATCACCCATTCTTAGTAAATGGTGATTGGGTAGAAGCGAAAAACTTGGTTGTTGGTACAGACGCATTTGAAGTATCTGCGTAAAACATTGGTTTTACTAAATAGTCTATAGGAGGAATACTATGGACTACCAAAAACTTTATAACAATCTCGTGGATTCTGCTCGTAAAAACTCGGAAGGATATCTTGAAACGCATCACATAGTGCCAAAGTGTATGGGTGGAAATGATGATAAAGATAATCTTGTTAAAATGACCGCACGGCAACACTTCATTGCACACTGGCTTTTGTATAAGATTTACAGATCATCTACTCTAGCTCACGCTTGGTTTTCTATGTGTCGCATCGGCGCTGGTCAGGATGAACGTTATGTGAACTCTAAACATTTCGCTAAAGCAAGAGCTGCTCACTCAATCGCGCTGTCAGAGAGTATGCGCGGCGATAACAACAGATTCTTTGGTAAGAAGCACACCGAAGAATCTAAGAGAAAGATACGAGAGAAGAGGAAACTTCAAGTCACCACAGAAGAAACAAAACGTAAAATGTCTGAGACAAGAACTGGAGTTGTCAAGTCAGAAGAACACCGTCGTAAGATAGGCGAATCTGGAAAGGGTAAAGTTCCCCTGAAGAACGTTGAGACCGGTGAATCTGTTAGGGTCGATCGATCTGAATTATACAGATTCGATCCTAACATATGGAAGAATCCTTTTGCAATAGCTTGTAAAGAACAACCAAAATCAACTTGCCCTCATTGTGGCAAAACATCAAATAGCCCAGCAAATATGAAACGATGGCACTTTGATAAATGTAAGGAAAAGAAATGAAGATCTCTAAAATCACCAAAGTTGGTAAGAAAAAAGTTTATGATATCTCAGTTGAAGATGTTCAGCATTATGTATTGGAGAATGGTGTTGTGACTCATAACACCGGTCCGATGTATAGTAGCGATACTGTTATCATCTTTGGTAAATCTCAAGAGAAGGATGGAACCGAACTGATGGGGTGGACTTTCACTATGAATATTGAAAAATCGCGGCGCGTTAAAGAAAAATCAAAGTTACCATTTACAGTCATGTACGAGGGTGGGATTCAGAAGTGGTCTGGTATGCTAGAAATTGCACAGGATCTAGGTTTCGTCAAAAAGCCATCTAACGGCTGGTACTCACGTGTTGATATTGAGACAGGTGAGATTGAAGATAAGAAATTTCGGGAAAAGGATACACATACTGATTCTTTCTGGGTACCCATTATTAATAATGATAAATTTAAACGTGCGGTTGAGAGGAAGTATATGCTAGGGCAGAGTTCTATTATGTCAGATGCTTCAATCGATGAACAGCTAGAAGATGTCTAAGGTCAAGTTTTTCATTGATAAAACCACCACGTTACCAGGGGGATTTTATCCGGTCTTGATTCGTGGTGGCAAGTTCTCTGGTAAAGCATTTGTGATCAATAATATCTCATTTGGTGCCACCTCAGAGGTGGTCGTAGATTATTCTTTGGTCAAAGGTGTTATAATGGAACAAGACGCCGATGAACTTGGTCAGCTCATCGAAGATTATATTGAAGATATTCTAACCGCTGTGGTTGAAGGGAAAGAGATTGATAATTGAACGAGCTATTATTAACCATCTGGTTACTCTAGAGGAATATGCACGAAAGGTATTACCATTCATCGAACAGCCATATTTTGGCAATAAATCCGAGGCGGTTTTGATCGATGAAATTTCCTCATTCTATACCAAGTTCAATAGCCCCCCGACAAAGGGGGCACTTAGAATTCAATTAATACAACGGACAGACTTATCCGATTCTGAACTCACCTCTTCACTTGAGATTGTTGAGGCTATTGGTACTGAACCACCGGCAAATAAGGATTGGTTGATTGAACAGACCGAGCGGTTCTGTAAGGAAAAGAGTGTCTACAATGCTATTCTGAAGTCAATTAAAATTATCGAGGGTTCCGATCAGAAGTTATCACAAGATAGTATTCCAAAGTTACTACAGGATGCTTTATCTGTCTCATTTGACACTGCGGTCGGTCACTCATATGAAGATGATGCCGAATCTAGGTACGAGTTCTATACCAGAAAAGAGGAACGGATTCCATTTGATCTGAATATGCTGAACAGAGTAACCAAGGGTGGGCTGACTCGAAAATCATTGGCGCTTGTCGTTGCGGAATCTGGCGGAGGCAAAAGTCTATTTCTGTGTCATGCCGCGGCTTCCTATCTAGCCTCGGGTAAGAATGTGATGTACATCTCAATGGAAATGTCCGAGGAGAGGATTGCCGAACGGATTGATGCTAACCTAATGAACGTTAGTATTGATCAGTTAAGTAAAATGTCCAAGGATGAGTTCATGACCAAGATTGTGAAGATTACAAGTCGTAGCAATGGTAAATTGGTGGTCAAGGAGTATCCAACCGGGGCTGCACATTCTGGTCACTTTAGAGCACTGATTGAAGAACTGAAGATCAAGAGGAACTTCATACCTGATGTAATGATCGTTGACTACCTCGGTATCTGCACATCAGCCAGACTAAAACAAGGTAGTAATGTTAATACATACTCACTACTGAAGAGTGTCAGTGAAGAACTGCGGGCACTTGGTGTAGAATATAATATGCCGGTTCTATCTGCCATGCAGGTCAATAGGTCTGGCTTTGGTAACACAGAGCTTGAACTGTCGTCAATCAGTGAAAGTATTGCTACAGTGATGACTGCCGATCTTGTATTTTCAATCATTCGTACAGAAGAACTAGATGATCTAGGCCAGACAATGATCAAGATTCTCAAGAACCGGTACTCAGACATAGCAGCCAATAGGAAGTTTGTCGTTGGTATTGACCGGTCAAAGATGAAACTATATAACCTAGAGGAATCTGCTCAGCAAGGTCTGTCTGAATCGGGTTATCAACCACCCGTGGCTGAGACCAAGAAACCACAAAAAAGTTTTGATGACTTCAAATTTTAATCCTGGACGTGATATAATATGAATATGATCGATGACAGTCAAGAAATGCTGACCAAGTATGGTGTTTTAGATTGGGTGGAAACAGCACCCCCAGAGAAACTGCGACTACTATTGGACTTTAGATTAGCTATGCTAAACGAGGAACTTCAGGAGACATTCCAAGCAGTAGAGAACCGCGACCCGGAAGAAGTGGTCGATGGTCTGATTGACCTAATGGTTATTGCTATAGGTACGCTCAATATGTTTAGGGTCGATGTACAGCGAGCATGGGACGAAGTTCATACTGCGAATATGAACAAAGAGGTCGGTATAAAGCCATCTAGACCAAATCCAATGGGTCTTCCTGATTTAATTAAACCCAATGGCTGGGTCTCACCTTCTCATGCTAATAATCACGGACTGTTGACAGAAATTCTATGAAATACGATATCGAGAAACCAAAAATCCATCTGGTGCCATCAGATTCAATTATTGAGGCAGCGAGAGTGTTTGGGTTTGGCGCATCTAAGTATGGTGAGAATAATTGGCGAAAAGATTTGCACAAATATGCATATAGCCGACACTATAGTTCAATACAACGTCATCTGTTAGCGTTTATTTCTGGTGAGGATAATGATCTAGAGTCGGGTCTCCCGCATTTATCACACGCACTGACACAGATGATGATTCTTATTCAGACAATAAAAGACGCGCCAGAGTGCGATGATCGTTGGAAAGGTGATGCATGATTCATAATAGAGTTAAAGATATTCGCACCGAGCTGATTAGACTTCACCAAGCTGGTCAATTTGTAATCGATAAAACTGGTGTTAAGGTGGTTGAGATTATAGGCGCATCATTTATCGCTGACGAAGACTGCATATTCGGTGAATTGAATCGCGATTACATTCATCGTGAAAAATTGTGGTATGAATCTCAATCACTAAATGTTAAAGATATCCCTGGTAAGACTCCAGCTATCTGGGAACAAGTCGCAGATAAAGATGGGTTCATTAATAGTAATTATGGGTGGTGTATCTATTCTGATGCAAATGGAAATCAATATCAGAATGTTTTAAGTGAACTGATTAAGTCCCCGTTTTCACGTCGTGCGACTATGATTTATAATCGGCCATCTATGCACACCGATTATAACAAAAGTGGCATGTCTGACTTCATGTGCACCTATGCTGTACAGTTTTTCATTCGTGACAATAAATTGTCGTGCTGTGTCTACATGCGTAGTAATGACGCGATCTTTGGTTACCGCAATGATTATGCCTGGCAACGATATGTTCAGCAAAAATTATTGAATGAACTTAATAATCGTGGAAGTAACTATGAATTGGGTAATATGTATTGGAACGCCGCGAGTCTTCATGTATATGAACGGCACTTTAATTTGATTGGATAAGTTATGCAAAAAATCGCGATTATCATGGGAAGAGGTATTGAGGGGTGCGGAGTGAGTAAGTTCACTTTAGAGCAGATGAAATGGCTACAGAACAATGGATATACCGTAACTACATATGCAGCTATAGATAAAACTTGGTCTAGAAAAAACTCCCACGATACATCTAACATTATTAAGATAGAATTTGCAGATTCTCGTTCTGTTGATGAACTGATTGAAACCTGCAATACACATGACGTCATCATCATAAACAGTCTGCCAAGTGTTTCACACTCTACTGAAGTGGTGAACGGGTTTAAACGAATTTTAGATTCGCTCAAACCTCCTGTTGTTTTAATTCAACACGATCATTCATCTCATTCTATAAAGAGGAATACATTGATAGATGAAACTCTTAATGTTTCTAAGATGTGTTTTGTACATAGTAAATCAAATCCATTTTCTGAATATGTACAAAATACGAATGCTCTCGCTAGTTTATTTCAAGATACCGGTCCAGCGACGTTTGAGTTTCAACCTGGATTAGACTTCGATGGTGTTAAATCGAGATATTGGAAACCGATCGAAGAAACTGATCCAATTATGCACAAGTTCATAGGAAGAACCACACTGTGGAAAGGCGTCATTGAAATGATCAACTTCCATAACGAATATCTTAGACCGAATGGTTATATCTCTACACTAGAAGGACTTGAAAAATCTATAGCAATTGTAGATTTGGAAAAACGAATTGAGTTTAACCACTGTGATAAAAGACGTAATAATCAGTGTGAAGTTGTTGAATTGAAGCCACATCAGCTCGCATATGTTTTTGGCGAATATATTCATGATGCGCTATTGCGCCGTATGTCTAAATGCGGCTTCGGATATCAATTATCTCTGTTACGCCCAGAGTTCATTAGTCGTAGCATCGAATATACTCATTGCGAGATTGCCGCGGTCGGTGCAGTCCCGGTGTTTAGAAAGGCATATGGAGATAGATGTACGCACCGTCAATTCGGCGACAAACTAACTGCATGTAAAAACACCGGCACGGTTTGGCTCGACGAATCTAATATGGGTTTGGCGTTTGATTTGATCACAAAATTAACAAGAGATCCTAGCATGAGAGATGAATATCGCCACCAAGCATTTGAATTTTATCGCGCACACCAAGATGCAGAACACACTTTCAAAGAAATGCACGACAAAATTCATACTCACCTGTTTACAGTATCTTAAGGATAAACTAAAATGAATAATAACTATACTTTGAACAATGGCATTTTTCTACCAACACGCAGAACACGAGGACGGATCCTTGTAGCTAGCTTATTATTCTGCTGGGGTCTAATTATCTTCATCGCTGGATGGGGAGATCCGGCAAATAGTCTTCATACAAGCCTAGCATCGTGGGCGTTTTTCTCGTGGATGGGAATGGTTGCAGCCTATGTCGGTGGTGCCAGCTGGGAGAATGTTAAGGTCATGGATATTCAAAAGATTCTACAAACCAACAAGGAAAAATGATGTACACATATAAGGCAGTTGTATTAAATGTGGTAGATGGTGACACCATTGATGTTCGTGTTGACCTGGGTTTCCGTATCTTCACTACCCAGAGGATCCGTCTGTCTAGGATTGACACACCAGAGCGCGGTCAGAATGGGTTCGCTGAGGCCCGAGACTTTCTGATCGACCTGATTGAAGGTAAAGCCATCACTTTGCGAACTCATGATGTGAGCAAATGGGGTCACTTCCTCGGTGACGTCATCCTAGATGGTCAGGATATCAACCGGCTGCTACTGGAAAAAAATTTAGCAAGGCCCTGGGTGGGATGATAATTTATTCGGGTTCTGTGTTATAATAAAACCATACTAAGAAAACTGGTATAGGTAGAGCAGGTAAGAAAAAAGTTTCAAGCCAGTAAAATTTATTCGGGTTCTGTGGTATAATAGAGATAAGAACTACAAAGTCATCGTACTCTGTAGAAAGTTCCTTAAAATCTAGTTCCTTGGATAGCACTTATAATGAGTGCTATCAGTAAGTGTCTTACTTGCCCGTCCGAAAAAGACGAGGAAAACTACTAAAGAAACGGGTTCAAATCCCGGGGACTGGTGAGACACTTACTGATAAAAGAATATGACACCATATTCAATAATAGTAATTTTCCAAGAGGCTTTAACGTCATCATAGTGTCACGGGGGAGGCTCACAGTAATGTGGGGGCGCCGAGATGTCCATGCAGAATATACTCCGCAGTGCATGGGAAAAGATGACACCATATTCAATAATAGTAATTTTCCAAGAGGCTTTAACGTCATCATAGTGTCACGGGGGAGGCTCACAGTAATGTGGGGGCGCCGAGACAGAAATAGCGACGTACGTCGAGGATTGGTAGGTTATCATCCTACTTGAATCATTTAAGTGAGTACTATGCAGGTAAGCTCAAGGTGAGACGCCAGCCTTCCAAGCTGCGCTGAGTGGAGTTCGATTCTCCCTACCTGCTCCAATTTTGTGATGTTCAGTTATTAAGTTCATTAATGCTCGCGTGTTGTCAATAGTCTTTTCTGTCTGGGCGTAACTCAGTCAGGTCAGAGTGCCAGCCTTGGAAGCTGGAAGCCCGAAGGGATCTCGTAGGTTCAAATCCTGCCGTCCAGACAGATAAGATTGTTTTTAAAGATGCAGATACTTGGCACCTCCTATTACGGAGAAGTATGCTGGTGGCAATTCCGAAGTAATGCTGCAAATGGTAGGAAAGAATCCATATACTATGCCCGGGTGGTGAATGCAAATTGGTACAGCTACAGCGTTGAGAACGCTGACTTTTGCAGGTTCGACTCCTGTCCCGGGTACCAGTATGATATGCTCCTGTCGTCTACTTGGTTAGGACACTAGACTTTCAATCTGGAGAAGCGAGTTCAAATCTCGTCGGGAGTACCAGAGTATAATATAAGCCCGGGTGGCGAAATTGGTAGCCGCACAGCGCTTAGAACGCTGCGGAGAAATCCTTGTCGGTTCGAATCCGACCCCGGGCACCAACAAATTTAGGCCTACGAGACTGCTTGGTGTGGTCGCTACACTGTCACTGTAGATATCGATCGGTTCGAATCCGATGTAGGTCGCCAGCATTAACCACGGTGGTCCACATTCTTGTGATGTGGGTCATTACTGGTTCGCCAGTGTAACGTGGTTTCTTTCTTTTATTCTTTTAGGAAAGTATGAAAACAATTTTTGGGAAAACATACGATAGTGAGTCTATTGTTGATGCAACTAGAGATTTTAGCGAAGCTCTACTGGCAGAGTTTAATCCTGCTGTTGCAGAACTGCCAGTAGATCAATACGGCTTCACACAAGGTAAGTTCAAAGTGGTTATCGAATGGTGTGAAGAAGAAAAAGTTGTACAACCACTCAACTTAGAGGAAACGATCAAAGAAATGCACGTAGATCCGCGTGGATTAGATGATATCTGCTTCATGTGCGACAAACCTGCAGATTTTGTTAAATCAACACAATTCGCTGGGCTGCATTTATATTGCCGGGAACATGCGTTAGAACAATCAGACTTTGCCAAAGACACAATTGGTTATGCATTCTGGTACAGATTAGAAGATGACGCTTAAGCAACGGTTGGGTTTGATCCAAAAAATCAAATTCACGGGTTCGATTCCCATGCTTAGGCACCAATTAACCGAGCAAGGCGTCATCACAGAGTGACGATGTGCACCACCCCTACGCTACGATGACAGCTAAGAATAGGTGGGTTCGTGCATCTACCGTCCGGGAAGCTCGTCCTGGGATTCTCTACGAAAACGAGAATATTTTAGTGAGCACTCTGCTCGATCCGATTGAAATATGTCGGACATTGCTTCACCGATAGACCAGGGTAGTCTGCAGTAATCCACTGGTGAGGTTGAAGTGTATGAACGAGACCGGTCTAGCTAACCAATGTCGAAGTTCATATCATGGAACCCGAGTCATCCAAAGGGAACCATAGCAGTAAACAGAGTGTTCACTAAAGTTGATTTTTATTCATTATCTGTGTTATAATAGAACCATAGCAAGATAGCTTCTTGGAGATGAGGATTGGAGTATTTTGTACGCCTATAGCTCAGATGGATAGAGCAACGGCGTCCGTTTCCTCATAAATACTAAAACAAGCTGGCGTTCGTATAATGGATAATACAGGGGATTTCTACTCCCTAAATGTGGGTTCGATTCCTGCACGCCGGACCAAAGCTAGAGGGTTTCGATATGTGGAAATGTGTTCATTGTAGCGTTGAGATTGGTTTCGCCGCCACATCAGAAAAGCAAATCACAGCAGACCAATGAATTCACGCACCATTATTTTCCGCCAATAGCTTAGCGTTCTAAAGCAGCGGCCTCATAAGCCGTTGATCGTTGGTTAGAATCCAACTTGGTGGACCATTTATAAATTAGAGGATGTGTTGCAAGGTACGACAAGAGTTTGCTAAACTCTCGCTCAGAAATGGGTTGATAGGATCGATTCCTATATCCTCTGCCCCAGAGTTGTTGTCAAAACATGAAATTTATTCGTGTTCTGTGGTATAATAGAATCATACCAACCAAGGAACTAGATCATGGAC